CCGATCACATACTTGGGGGTTTGGTGGTTCGGATCCGCCCACTTGGCTCTGTCCCAGCCCGGCATCGGGTGCGCGGCATACTTGGGCGCGACGTAGGCGGGCCGCGCGTAGCCGTCGGTGTTCCAGTTGCGCGCGTTGACCTGCTGCTGGGGCGGCATCCCCCCGTAACCCGGCGGCACCACGCCCCCACCCTGCGACGGGTAGCCAGGGTAGCCGCCTTGCTGCGACTGCCGCTGCTGGTAGTTCTGCGCCTCTTGCGAGTTTTGAATCGAGCGCAGCTGCGTCTGGAGGTTGGGCTGCGCCAGCTGCTGCTGAATCTCCTGCTGACTCGCCGACCGCCCCAGATACTGCTGGTAGGCCTGCGCGATGCTCTGGGCGGCCGACTGCACGCCGGACGCCGCGCCGCCGCCTGCGGAGCCCTGGGGGCCTTGTGGGGCCTGCCAGGCGGGTTGGCTCGGGTTGGTGTAGTTGCCGCTTTGCGGGTAGCTCCAGTTCTGCGGCGCGGACGGCTGCTGATACCAGTTGGCCTGCGCCTGTGGCTGCGCGGTCTGCGGCGCGTAGCTGTTGTAGGTCGAGCCGGTGGGCTGGCCGGTGTTGACGGTCGCGCCGAACGCGGGCTGGCCGGTGGGCTGCGCCGTCGTCTGCGTCTGCGGCTGCCCCGACGTCTGGAACGGGTTGGTCGGCGTCTGCTGCTGCTTCTGCCAGTCGTAGGGCTCGGCGGCCATGCGCTACTCCTTCACCGCGAGAGGGCCTCGCGCTGCCACCCCCGTAAACCGCGGCGCTGGGGCCTTCACGCGCACAACGTGTTGGTCGCCGTGGGTCGGGCAGACCGGCGCGTCGCTGCGCTCCTCGGGCGGCGCAGCCTCGTTGACGGGCAGCGTGCAGCCGCACGCCAGCGTGACCTGGATGCGCGACATGGCCTACTGCATCCCCCCGCCGCGGGCCTGCTGCATCAGCTGGCTGATGATGGTCATCAGGCTCATCATCTTCGGGTCCATCCCGCCGGGGCCCGGCCCCAGCTCACCTGGCCGCACGGCGCTGGACGGGTCGTGGCTGGGCATCGGCCGCATCGGCGGCAGCTCACCAGGGCGCACGGCGCTTCGCGGGTCGAGGCCACCAGGCATGTCCTCGTCGTCCAGCTCACCAGGCCGCACCGCGCTGGCCGGGTCCGGCATCGCCTCACGGCGCGGCCCCAGCACGCCCTCCATCGTCGGCCGCGGCTGCAGCATCCGCCTGCGGCGCTCGGCGATAGCCTCGGGCGAGTTGTCCTCGCCGGGGCGCACGGCACTGGCTGGGTCACCCTGCGAACCCGCCAGCGACTGGAGCAACGTCATCAGGTCAGGCATCACACCCTCGGATCCCCTTGTTCGATGGCCCCGCTGCCGCTGTTGCGCGTGCGGCGGTAGTAGTCCCGCGCCTGGCGCGCGCGCACGTCACCGCCGCGCGGACGCCTGGTCGCCTTGTAGTCCTGAATGTAGGCCCCGAACATCGACAGCTGCCCCTCGACCGCCTGCGTGTCCTTGCGAAGGCGCTCCAGCTGCGACGCGGCAAAATGCGCCAGGGCCCAGTGGTAGGGCTCCAGCGCCATGTTCGGGTTGGGCGTCAGCGGGCTGCCCGATGGCCAGGTGAACGGCACGTCGCCGTCGTTGGCCATGTCCGGCGGGTTGAGCACCACCGGCACCACCAGCTCCCACGTCTCGGTGGTCGGCACCTGCGGCCGCAGCGACAGCGCGATCTGGTTGGTGCCGCCGTCGACAATGAAGGCGTAGGTGTCGGCGACGCCGCTCTGGGGACTGTTGCGCCAGCCGATGTTCTGGGCGTCGAGCCAGGGCTCGTCGTGACGGGTGAGACGGTCTTCGCTGACCGCCCCACTCGCCGTGGTCGTGCGACGCAGCCGCACCGGCTGCGCCTTGAAGTTGACGAACAGGTTGTTGCTCAGGACGTCGAGGTCGTAGACCGCGAGGCCATCGGTCACCGGCTGCACCAGGTCGGCGCTGAAGCACTGCGTCAGGCGCGCGAACTCCCGCTGCGCGCGGTTGATCGCGACCTTGCGCCGCGCCGTGGTGAACAGCTCCGACACATCGGAGCTGCCCAGCTCATGGTGCAGCGCCTCGCCATACAGCTCGGCAAACGTCACGGCGGCCTAGTACTTCGGCTGCGCGCCGCCCGACTCGTCGCCGCCATCGGGCAGGCTGTTGTCGGGATACTCGCCGCCGCCCTCGGGCAGCGTGTTGTCGGGATACTCGTCCTGCACCGGCACCAGCACCCAGCCGTAGACCGGCGACCACTTCAGCTCAAACTTCTGATCCCGCTCTGGCCGCTCGGGCAGGTAGATGGGCAGTGACGCCGTGGGCGGCGCAATCGGCAGCTCGTTGTCGATGCCCGGCTGTTCGCCCGGCAGTCCCTGGTCAGGACGCCCGTGCTGCGGCGGCAGGCCCTGGTCGGGACGCGGCGGCCGACCACCGCCACCGCCGGGCAAGCCCTGCGACGGGAACGGCGGCAGCCCCTGCGACGGGTAGGGCGGCTGCCCGCCAGGCGCAATCGGGTGCGTCGGAAAGCCTGGGCCCTGCGATGGGTAGGGCGGCCCACCAGGCAGACCCTGGTCGGGACGCGGCCCGCCGATGCCGCCGCCGAAGCCGGGATCGACGGGGCCGTCGAGGAACGTGATCAGCGCGAGACGTGCATTCATCTGGGTTCTCCTCAAGCGCAAATGGGTGACCAACGCGCGCAGCGTAGCACGCGGCTAGTTGGCGACCAGCAGCACGGTCACCGTGCCGCCGGTAATCGGTGTCGTGACGCGCGCGCGCACGGCCTTGGCGGTGCCAGGCGTGCTGATCGCCGCGACGGTGTTGGCGACGACGGTCGTGACCGCGCCCAGCGCGGCCCACGTCCCGGTGAAGTCTTTGCGGTGCGCCTGCTCCAGCTGCACCGCGCCTGCGCTGACCGCGCCGTTGCCGACGATGTAGGCGGTGAACGTCCGCACGCCGTTCAGCTCGACGGCCTCGCCGACGCCGGTCGTCGCGTCCTTGAGTAGTTGGCGGTCGATGATGTTGGGCAGCATTGCAACCTCAGAACGCCGCGACGCCCATCGACATGATCGTGACCACGCCGCTGCCACCGACCACCGCGAAGTAGCGCCCCTGCTGGCTCTGCGGGATGACCATCGTGCCCGCCAGCAGCAGCCCGGTGTTGGTCGTCAGCGTTACCGCGAACGCGCCACCGCTGGTGTTGCGAACGAAGAACTCGGCCGCGTTGCCGACCACCGGCTGCCGTCCGCTGATGGTCAAGTAGTCGATGATCGCCTGCGCGGTCGGCAGCTGGTCGGAGCGCGCGGCCCCGGCGCAGTCGCGCAGCAGCACGCCGCCCAGCAGCTGGTCGGGCTTGAGCACGACGTTGCCTGCCGTGGCCAGCGTCGTGACGCCCAGGAACTCCACGAACTTGCGGCCCATCACGGCCAGGTTGTTGAAGTGAGACACGCGAACCCTCCCTGCCTCCCCACATGAAGAAACGGCCTGCCGCGTGTGGGGCGCAGCAGGCCGTCGAGCCGCACGCGCGGCAACGTGGCGCTACGCGCCCGCTGTCCCGTAGGTGTTCTGCCAGAGGAACGCATCCCACGCCTGGCGGAAGCGCACTTTGTAGATGCGGTTGCCGGTGCGCGGGTCTTGCATCGCGGGCGCGGCGGTGATGCCCAACCGGTCGACGCAGATCAGCCCGGTGGTGTCCTTCGACGCGGCGATCAGGAACCACGCATCCGGGTCGGTCAGGTAGGGGTTGACCACGATGCGGATGTTGCGCCGCTTCTTGATCGGGTTCAGGTCGTTGTCCGCGCCGCCGGGCAGCTGCGTGCTGTTGACGATGCGCTCGGCCAGCATCTCCAGCTGCGGCGGCACGTAGAGGATCCACGACGTCACCGGGGCGACCAGCTGCCCCGACTCCAGCCGCGTGTCCGTCTGCACGTCGCCCATCGCCTGCGCCAGCGAGTCGTAGCTCAGGTCGGCGTCGGTCGCCGGGCGGTTGCGCGCGGTGCCGCCACCGGCCAGGACGTGCGCGGTGTTGAACAGCGACACGCCGTCGGGCGTGGTCTGCGTGGTGAAGCCGTTGTTGAACGGCCGCGCCGCATACTTCTCCTGCACGACGCGGCTGCTGAAGGCCAGCCACGCGGCCTGCCGTTGCAGCACGTCATACTGGTCGTCTTCCAGCGCCGTCTCGGTCACCTCAAAGCCCAGCCCGAACTCGACGGGCGTGATGTCCTTCGAATAGCCGGGGCGGATCAGGTCGAAGGCGTAGACCGTGCCCTCGGGCTTTTCCGGCACGTCCCCAAACGGCGTGACGGTCTGGAACCGCTCAAACTTGCGAGAGCTGCTCTTGCGCGAGTAGACCTCGGTCCAGATGGCGGGCAGTTCTTTGAGCTGCTTGCCCAGCAGCGCGTAGACGGTCTTGTCGACGTTGTCGTAGAGGGCAGCAAATGTTCCGCGTACCTGCATCGTCGTATCTCCTTAGGTCCGCGGGTTAGCTGGCCAACGGCGTGCGCGCCGCGTTCAGGAACTTGAACACAACCTGGCCGTTGATGTCGCCAGGGGCATCGACCAGCTCGGTGATCTTCACCTGCAGGTTGGTGGTGTCGCCCAGGTCGACACGGTGGATGTCGTTGGTCGCGTCGAGCACCAGGCCGCAGCTCAGGCCGACGTTGGCCAGGGCCAGCACGCCCGTGTCTTGGACGTGGCCAATGAACTCGGCCGTCTCGTCGGCCGCGTAGATGATGCCCTTGGAGTCGGTGACGCCCGTGGCCGCGTCGGCCGCGACGCCGATCACGGTGCCTGCGGCCGGGTCCGTTGCGCCCTTGACGGCTTTGCCGCCGCTCAGGACCAGGACGTGCCCGTTCTTGTAGCTCTGGCCCGCGCCCTCGGGGATGTGCCCGATGGTGCGCGCGAGTCGACGCGGGCGGATGATGTTCTTGCTGTTGACGACGATGGTGGCCATCGACACGCCTCCCGCTGCGTGCAGGGCACGCCGCGTCAGTGGGGTTACTGGAGACGTCGGCCTCGGCGCATCAGCAGGCGGCCGACAGAATGCCCGCTGAAGCCACACCAGACTTGGGTCCGGTCCTGGTGGGTCCGGTGTTACTGCTTCGCATCATCGACCGTTGACGGTCCAGGGCCGCCAGCACGACAGAACCCTGGACCGCGCGCGGTGCAATGACTTGAGGGAGTCACATGGCGACAGACTATCGCACAGGTCGTGCTTACTCGTCCAGCGAACTGACCAGCGTCTCGCGTCCCAGCTTGATCTCGCCGACGATGCCGCCGACGTCGTCGTGCTGGTCCGGGTCGAGCCCGGCCTTGAGCGCCTCGCGCGTCACCGCCTCGCGCAGCGCCTTGGGCGTCATCGCGCGGTCGCGCTTCTCGCGCTGCTTCTTCTTGATCGCGTAGTAGTAGACCAGCGGCATTTTGCACAGCACCTCGACGCCGCGGTCGCCGCGCCGCACCTGGTCGCTGCCCGCAAACGCATTGCTGACGATCTCGCGGTCCTGCAGCTCGTCCCACTGGACCGCCGTGTAGCCCTGCGTCGCCTTCGCGGTGTGGAACCGGTTCGGGATGGACGTGTTGAACCAGCGCAGATACCACTTGCGCTGGCGGCCGTCAGGGTCGGCGACGTGGCTGGGCTCGTCCTTGAGCCGAATCGGCAGCACCTGGTCGGCCTCGGGGTTGGTCAGCCGCCGGTCGAGGATGTCGATGCTGTCGAGGTCTTTGAACGCTTCGCGCATCGCCTCGGGGCTGGCCGTCGGGTTGGCGCGGCGTCGCGCAGCGCGCGCACGCTCGTCGGCGTTCTTCTTGAGCCGTTCGCTCTCGATCTGCTGCGGAGTCTTGTTGGCCACGGGCTCACTCCTGGGCGCGCGCGGCTCGAGCCGCGACGCCCGTAACTAGCTTATTCCAAACGGTTTGGCGCGCCAGGCACGAAGGCGTCGAGCGACGAGTTGATCTCGGTGTCCTTCAGCCCGCTCTCGCGCAGCCGCGCGCGGAAGGGCTCGTCCAGCTGCGGGGCCGACCGCGGACGCCCGCCGCTGGCCTCCTGGTAGATGGGCGGCCGCAGCGACCCGCGTGCCCGCGGCGCTTGCCCGTTGCCCTGGCGCGGAGCCTGGGGCGGCTGCCCGCCTGCGCCGAAGGTCTGCAGCCCCAGCGCGGTCATCAGCACGGTTTGCTGCACCTCGGGATTGCTGATCTGGTCGGGCGGGATGGTCCGCAGGCCGCGCTCGACCATCTCGGGGTCGATGCCGTAGTGGGTCGCGACGTTTTTGACGTGCTGGATGGTGGCCTCGACGCGCTGCTGCTTGAGCGGGGCCAGCTCTGTTTGCTTGAGCTGCTCGACGGCACGCGACACCTGCGCCTGCACGCGGCGCTCCTCGCGCTGCATGATGCGGTGCGCCGACTGCAGGTCGGGCTGCCCCTTGTCGTCGTAGAGCCCCAGGTCGACGGCGGTCGCCTCCAGCTCCTGCGCGTAGGCGGCCTGCGTGGCCTGCTCCTGGTTGGCGGCGGGCTGTTCGCCGGACGCCACGCGCTGCAGCAGCGCCAGGCCGTCGGGCGACTGCATCACCTGCTTGAGTAAATCCTGGGCGCTGGCGGCCTGCTGCTCGGCCAGGCGTCGCGCGGCGCGCTCCTCGACCAGGTCGTTGACGATGGTGCGGCGTCCTGGTGGTGGCTCTCCGGGTTCGGGCTCGTCGCCGGGCTCGGGCTCGTCTGGCAGCTGTGGCTCGTCGGGCTCGGGCAGCGGGCCTGTCGGCATCCCGCCCTGGGCTGCGTCGCCTGGGGGTTCTAGGACGATGTCATCTGGCATGGGACTACTCCAGCCGCAGCAGCACCGCGTCGAGGTCTTGTTCGCGCAGCAGCAGGCACGGCCAACTGAACAGGGTCACTTCTTCGCCGACGTCTGCGCCAAACAGCACCGCGACGCCGGGCTCCACATCACGCACGCCGCGGCCGACCTGCAGCACCAGGCCCAGCCGGTCCACCATGATCGAGGGCGCGGGCAGCACCACCACGCCGCTGTGCTCCACGCGCTCACGCGGTGGCAGCGCCACCAGCACCAGGTCAGGGCGCAGCGTCATCCGCGTGTCAGTTCGACGTTGGGCCCCAGCCCGCGGGCGGGTCGCGGGTCGGCCTCGGCCCTGGCGCGCTTGGCCGCCGCGCGCGCAGCTGTCGCCAGTTGCTGCGGGATGGCCAGCACCTGCCGCACCGCCGTCTGCTCGGCCAGGCGTTCGGCGGTGGCCAGCGCCAGGCTCTCGACGCTGCGCGTGGCCGCGGAGCCGGTGGCGACCCGCAGGCGCTCGACGGTGGCGGCGTTGCCGAAGTGGCGCTCGGCCTCATGGGTGAAGTAGACCCACGCCGGATGGGCCACCAGGTCGTCAAAACTCGCGGCGCGTTCTTCTAGCTCATCGATGGTCAGCGTCATCCGGTCCTCACATCGGCAGCCCACCCATCGCGCTCAGCAGCTCCGGCGGCAGCCCTGGCGGCTGCGGCAGCGGTGGCGGCGGTGGCGGCGGCCCTGCGCCCATGCTGGGCGGTGGGGCTCCTGGCGGCGGCCCTGGCGGTGGCGGCCCCTGGGGCGGCCCTGGAGCCTCGCCAGGCGGCGGCCCGCCGTTGGCCCCAGCGTCGGGCGGCGGTGGCCCACCGGGCCCTGGCGGCCCTGGCTGGGGCCCGCCTGGCGGTGGCGGCGCACCGGGCGGCAGCTGCGGCTGCTGCGCGGCCATCGCCATCTGTTGGGTCTGCTGCACCTGCCAGCGGCGCATCGCCCCCATGAACTGCGCGCGGTTCGGGACGTCGAACAGGCGCAGCGCCTGCTCAAACAGCGGCATCAGCACGTCGGGGCTGGTCAGCACCTGGCCCAGCGACGGGTTCATCTTCGCAAAGCCGCCGACCACCGCCATGAAGCCGTTGTAGTTGGCGCGCTGCCTGTTGCGGTCGGCCCCCTCGACGGACCCGCGTGGTTTCCCGTGGAACGTCCCGGCCAGCAACTCGGCGGTGATGCCGCCCTCGGGCAGGTCGATGCCGCGCGCGCCCAGCTCGGCGATGAACTTGGCGCTGGGCTCCAGCGGGGCTTCCATCGCGGCGCGACGCCACAGCTCGTGGCGCACCTTGAACAGGTCTTCCAGCGTCTCTTGCATGTTGCGGATCGACTCTTCGATCCGCACAAAGCTCTGCTCGGTGACCATCTGCACTTCGCCCAGCGTGCGGCTGGCGTCGGGCGTGGCCCCCAGGCTGACGTCGTTGAGCCCGCTGATGCGCTCGGCGGCCTGGATGACGGAGGCCTCGCGGCCCATCATCGAGTTGGGCACGTCGGGCAGCGCCATCGGCTGCACGTCGTTCATGTCGTTGACGGTCATCCGCTGGCCAGGGCCCCAGGGCTCCTCGTCAGGATCCCAGGCGCTGGAGGTCAGCACCTTCAGCGGCGCGTTGTTGACCAGGTTGGAGCGGTCGGCAATGGCGTTGCGCGTGCCCGCGTGCTCTTCGGCGAGGCTGGCCAGCTTGGCGACGTGGCTGCGCCCGTAGACGCTGACCGGGTTCGGGTAGGGACGCAGCAGGTGGTAGCGCGGCATCCCCAGGTCGTCGTGCCGAATCCGCAGGATCACCCGGTGAATGGCGCTGAAGGTGACGATGTACCACTCGTCCACGCCATCGTCGTCCAGGTCGGCGACCATCTGCAGTTCCCACAGCTCCTTCTCGATGGTGCGGTCGTGGGTCTGCGGCGCGACCTGCTGGCCGGTCGACGCGACCGACGGCAGTAGGCCCTGGCTGTCGCGGTCGCTCACAGCCGCCAGCTCCTCGACCGCCTTGGCGTCGTAGACGCCTTCCTTCGCGCGCTGCTGCAGCTCGGTCAGCCGACGCCAGAACCGCTTGGCGTAGCCCCACACCTCGGAGTCGTCCTGCGCGTGGCCGGGCAGGATGAGGAAGTCGCGCAGGCTGCACACGCGGTAGTTGGGCCCGCGCCGCACCGGCACCAACTCGTCGGTGAGCACCTCCATCGCGCCGCGGTCAGGGTCGTCGGCGGGCACAAACGCGCCGCGCGGATCCAGCGCGGGCGTCGGTGCGAACGTCTCGGGGTCGAGCTTGAGCGCGTTGGTTTCGTCATCGACGTCGGGCTGCAGCGCACGCACGGCGCGCTGCTTCCGCACGTCGGTCTTCTCGCTGCACT